GGACAACCACGACGGAAACTCCGCACCCAGGTGTAAGGAACTACATGACCAAGCCAGATACCACCGACCCATACGACCCGCAAACCGAACAGGACTTCAAGAACAACCGACCTCTTGAGAACGCACCCCTCACTGAAGCGATGGAGTACTGGCAGAAGTACTTCGACCTCTACGGCACACCTCATGACAGCAACGCTCGCTACCTCATGAAGACATTCCTCCGCTGCAAGAAGGAGATCGAACTCTTGCGCGGAACACTCGAATTCTTAGGCATAAAGGACATCAATGATCATCTCACTTGACATCGAAACCTATGGCGCATTCAAGTCCTTTGAACCCAAGGGAGTTGCATGCCCTAACCAAACCGTCTTCCACCCTGCCCTATCCAAGCGCTTCGACATGGGCACATGCCTACCATGCCGGCTCGTACCACAATGCGCCGTCACCCTAGTCGACGGCAATGAGAACGACCCCACCAGCTGGACACCCGGAAAGACTGCGGTCTTCGATATGTGCAGCGACCTTGCCATGGTCGAAGAGATCCTTGCCAAAGCCAAGGTCATCCTCGGATCGAACATCGTGTTCGATCTACTGTACTTGCAAGAGTTCCCGTCCATCCGCAAGATCTTTACGAATGACATCAAGCCCATCCTCGTAGACACCATCATCTTGTCATGGATGCACTCAGGTATCCGCAAGTCACGTTCCCTCAAGGCACTCGGCCCAGCCCTTGGTGCGTTCACCTACGACCGCACCCTCAAGGACGGTAAGTTTGAATTCCCCATGTCCGCTGATGCCATCAAGTACAACGCCGAGGACACGCACAACGCTGTCCTTGCAGCACGCGCACTTGCCGAGCGGATCCGCGACGAGCACAGCAAGACACCCACATCCATAGCACTCGACTTCCATAGCGACCGCCTCTGGTGTATCGAAAGCATGAGCCGCACCGGCCAGACCTTCAACACCAAGGACATCATTGACATTGCAACCCGAGCCGACAAGCGAGCCGGCACATGGGAGTACGCACTCACCCACAACGGGATCATCCCATCAGGTGAGGGCAGTGGCACCACGCAATCCAACCTGATCTTCGAGTCCGTACTCCAAGCAGAGAAGTCATTCCCTGGTCTCCACGACAGCGGACTCCTCGAGTACACGGACAAGAAGCGCAGCGTCCGCAACAACAAAGAGAACCGCAACATCCTCAGCGCCATTATCTTGGAGAACAAACTACTCGGCGCACTCAACGAGCACGCGCAGAACGTAGCCACATACCAAGAATGCCGGAGGATCCTCAGCCCCACCATCGACAGAGGAGAGGGACATACTGTGGTGTCAGGCTGCATTGAAGTCGGTGACCAGACTCGGTGCTACCCATCTTGGTACGGCGCACCAACCGATGAAGGCGGCATCCAATCCGCACGCCTGTCATGCCGGCGACCAGCAGCCCAGACGTGGTGCAAGGAGATCCGCAACTCCATGCGCCCCAACACGGGCACCATCTACCACATGGACATGACTGCCTTCGAGCTACGCGTAGCAGCAGCCATCTCCCGTGACCACAAGATGAATCAATTCGCCTTCCAACTTGATCCCTACTCCAACCTGGTGGGGTCACGCGATGCCATGAAGACCGCCCTTCTCGTCGGCGTCAACGGTGGTGGCATGAAGAAGGCAGCACGCACCGCCATGGCTGTGACTGGCCAGTGGGTAAACCAACACGACATTGACCAACTACCCATCTTCACCGAGTGGACTGACTACGCCCATACCCGCGAGATCTGGTGGGCACACGGACAGAGTGGTCACCTCCGTCTAGACGAAGCCGACATCCTGTACAACCACAATGCCAACAAGACAATCCACGACACCACCTCCTTCAAGGTGCAGGGCACGGCAGCCGTCTTCATGTCAATGATCCAGTCGAAGATGCTGTTCTGCGGCAAGCAGGAGTACGAGTTCCACCTCCAGCTACACGACGAGTTAGTCTTCTCTACACCCTACGCCAACCAGCGCACTGCTATCTGGGATGACGTGAACCGCTGCGTACAGATGGCATGTGAGGATTTGTTTGGTGTCTCTTACGGATTCACTTTCAAGTTATACTCCGCGGAGTGAAGAAGGAGTACACGATCCTCGTTGATGAGCGTGAGAAGAAACCCCTCACCTTCCCTGAGTACATCGTGTGCCTGAACCCCGGCAAGGATCCTTGTCACCAGACTGGCACGACCGTCCGCCTCATCACGCAGAAGCGGACGATGAAGACCGGGGACTACAAGATCGACAACCACCCCGCCCTCCTTGAACGGAAGGGATCCATCAGCGAGATCTCCCAGAACCTCCTGACCCATGAGGGTAGGAGGCGGTTTACTGAGTGTTGCCGCCGCCTCCGTGACGAGTCACCCTGCCCTGCCGTCATGCTAGAGGGGTTAGTAATAATGCCTGAAGTCATAGCCGGAAAGCCCCACCCGGGTCTTGCGATTGATGCGTTACTGCGTATCCTAAACGAGTACCGCATTCAACTTCTTGTCCTCCCCACCAGCACTGCCGGTCAACGTAGAGCAGCGGGTGAATGGACAGCACGATGGCTCATTACACAGGAACACTATGGCACAAGTACAACTGACAACGGATGTCAAGAACTTTCAGCGATCAGTAGCGATCTCACCAGCGAGCACAGCGGTCCCAAATAAAATCATTACTGTCACACAGCCAGCAACAACAGCAGCATCATCAGTCATTGGTTCAAGCTTGAACTACATGAAGTTCAAGATTCATACTTCAACAACCGATGCGCTTACTGTTTCAATCTTTGGTTGGTCTTACGCATCGCAGTTCAACTGCTACGTCCCTCAACTCCTTGCCACCCTAACCACCTCACAAGGTGGCAGCACGCAAACAGTTCCAGGCACGACCGTTGCACAGTACGAAGTAACGTCATACGTCCTCACCAGTGGTGACGCCAAGATTTACAACAGCCCAGCCACTGCAACAGCAGGAGCATTCATTCTTGTTGACACTCTTGGCACCCAGTTCGTTGAGACGTTTGTTGCCGGAGCCAATGCACCAACCGTATACGTCTGGACTTCAGGACTCTGATGTATCGGTGCCGTGTGTGGCCAACTTCTAACTTTGCAATCCGTTCGCAAAGAAATAGAACGCAGCCCTTATCCGGCGCAAGCAATCTCATTCGCTTCTCCGAAGACCAAAGCAATGCGCTTTGGCTTTCATTTGGTGGAAGCAAACTAGGAAACAGTACAACGATTGCTGCACCTGATGGCACAATGACAATGAACTTGTTCAACGCTTCTGGCGCAACAGGTGTCTATCAAGTCTTCACGGCAAACGGATTTGCAGACGCCAGGATTGGCGAGGTCTTTACTTGCTCTGTGTGGATGGCTACCGAAACAGGCAAGAATAACTCAACACAGGGTGGCATTAGTTATTACAACGGTACAGGTTCTACCTACAGTGGCACCTTTGCTTTAACACAAACCCCCACCCGCTTTACATTTACCTTCACCAATACAACAGGTGTCGCTGCGGGCAGCAATATCACTGTTGAATCTAAAGTGGCTGGCAAGTTCCTCTGGTGGGGCTATCAACTAGAACGTGGTCCAACTATGACGCAGTACACAAAGAGGTCATAACCATGAATCGAAACAGAACACACCCCCTGCGCTCATCGCCCATCCGCTTGCAACGCAGCCGTGTTGACAAACTTGTGCAGCCACCACCGGTAGACCTTGACTTCATTAAGTCCAATGAATACCTAAACATAGATCCAGCTGCTACAACGGTTAATTTAAGTTCATACAGACCTTCCGTTATATTGTATGAAGGAACCACTTATAGCAATAACAAAGCGGGGCCGGGCTTTATTAGTTCAAGTGGGTTCCTTAAAATGAGAACCGCTCTTCCAGCGGAGCCTCGCTTTGAATACTTAGCGTCGCCTATTGGTACACCAATTCGACCGCTTGGAATAAACATAGACATACAGAACATTAACTACCTAGAAAACTCTAGGACTATGGCTACTGGGGTAGGCACATATCAGTGGACAGTTACCAATATGACGGGTGCTGGAACGCTTAACGCTATTGGCCCGGACGGAACAACTTCTGCTATTACCCTCAAGGCTACTGCCAATCTTGGATTTATTCAACAAGTTCGCGGCGTGACCGCTAGTGGCACAAAATACTTTAGCGTGTGGCTCAAGCGAAAAACTGGCATTGGTGCTATTGAAATAAAAATCGTCGGAACAACTTGGTCTGCACGAACAATAACAACTGAATGGCAACGATATTCAATAAGTACTGGCAGCGGAACTTCAAGTGTTGGAATTCGTTTTCAAAACCTAAACGACGAAGTGTATGTGTACGCACCGCAACTTCATAGAGTAACACCTTCATTCTCAACTACCCTCCCAAACGAAATCATTGGAGATTCTGCCAATATTACTTCTAGCTCTCTAGGTGATTACTTCCAGGTAAACATTAACCCTAACAATCAAGACAATTCGGTTATTACTGGAGAAGTCGGAACCTTCTTTCTTGAAATAGATATGTCCGACCGAGGCGGTGTTGCTCAATACACTGAAGCAACTATAAACCTAAGTGATGGTGGAGATCAGACTTGGCAAATTTATATTCTTAGAGATCCATCCAATCCCGGTAGTGATGAAGTAGGTCTGAGACTAACAGATGGACCTTCTGGTGAATGGTACTACGAAGCTATGGTATATGGAGTGCTTAATGACATATTGAGAGTTGCCATTTCTTGGGATACAAGAACCCCCACCGGCACAGTAAGTGCGGCTACGTGGAACATGGGCTTAGGCACATTTGGTCTCAGTCAATCAAGCACAAACATTACAAGTCTAAATGCTTTTGATCCGGGGCTTGCGCTCAACGACGCTAGACTATTTTACATTCGGAAGTGTAAAGTATGGAACGAATACAAGTCGTCAGAAGAACTTCAGATGATTGTTACTAACGGATAAGAAATTAAATACATGACTCTTGAATCCAACAACCGCGTTTCCCTTTCTGTTGGTAACTGGATTGCACTTGGTGCTGTCCTCATTACCCTACTGGGTCTATTCAGTTCTGCCTACCTCAACCACGACCGACTGCTTCAGGTAGTGATTGCCAACCAAGAGCACATCAGCAAGCGCCTCGATAAATTTGAGAACAAGCTTGACGCGTTCCCTATCACTCATCCTGCTCGCTAGTCTGGTGGGGTGCAGTCCCCTCGCCCGTGTGAGTAGCAACACCAACGCCATCCGCGAGGAGGCCCAGGTCCTTATCGACCACGGCCAAGCCACGGGTGACCAGGAGGTAGTTACCCATGCCCAGCGCATCAGCAACCTGGCTGCTGATACTCATGTCCGTCTATCTGGCTTGGAGGACAAAGTCCCCGCCTGGCTCTCCACTCTATGGATGGCGGCACTCGCCATGGTGGTCGTGGGCATTGTCATTGTTCTGTGGCAGACCGGCATTGGCAGCGCCATCCGTATTGCCATTGGCTGGCTCCCCCGCTCCAAGGTCCGCGATGCTGACCTCGCAGTTGGTATGCTTGATCCCAACAACCCTGAGAATGCACGTGAATATGTCGCCGCGCGACGTGCCTCAGACCCGGAGTTTGATGCAGCGTGGCGACGAATACAAAAGAAAGGTTCCTAATGCTTGCTGACTTCTCATCCGTCCTCGGTTCCCTGTGGTTCTCCCTACTCCTCGGCGCTGTCGGCCTTGGTGCCGGCTGGTTCCTCCGCGGCAAGTACGGCTCTAAGTTCTGAGTGAAGTAAGTACTTCACCCACCCACCGTAAGGTATGCCGCACACGCGGGGATGCGCTTCGCGCCCCGCGTGTGCTGTCTTCACCCATTCCCAGAAAGAACGCTATGCCACCCGAAACCGAACGTCCGATCTACCCCACCAACTCAGGCAAGGAATCAATGGAGTGGCTTGCCTTCCATGGTCTTGCGCCCCGCAGTGTGGGCATCCGCTCCTCTGACTACCGCATGATGCGCTCCTGCCCATTCACGTGGTACCTGTCCCGCCGGCTGGGACTAACCAAAGCCGACCGCTACAGCGCTGCCCTATCCCGTGGCTCATGGGCACACCTTGCCTTCGCCTCCCTCTGTCTACGCAAGGACACAGAGAAGGCGCTCCAGATGTACGACAACGCCATTGACGCGCGCATCCAAGAGATCATCAAGCACGGAAAGTCTGTTGGCCGTAACTCCGACCTGATCCGTGAGATCTGTGAGCGCGAGGAGAAAGACGCACGTACTGCATGGGCTTGGTTCTGTGCAGCTACCGAGATTGTCTACGAAGACAGCGGCATGAACCTCAACAAGTGGATGTCGGGAATAAACATCGTCGCGCAAGAACCCACCATCCGACATGGTGATCGAGTGATCCAACCAGATGCACTCATCACATTCCCAATGAACCCCAAGATATTGTGGATCGTTGACTTCAAGACCACAAGTGTCAGCCCCTTTGACCGTTTGCAAGCATGCCCTATTGAGTTCCAGACTCAGCACTACTTCCAAACTATGCTGGATCTCAACCTCTCTGACTACAACTGTGAGTCGCTGGGTGGGGTCATTCATCTTGCCGTGCAGAAACCCACCATCGAGTTTGGAATGAAGGATCGTCCCTTCACCATGGACACCTCGCCACTTAAGAGTGGTCCTCGTAAGGGTGAACCGCGTAATGAGAAGATATTTGTTGGTGACCCTGACCCAGCTATCTACCAGCAGAGATGCTACGAGTGGTATGCGGGTACCGGTGAGTATCTACATCTAGAGCCCGAGCGCCTCACGAATCCATGCGTAAACTTTTCTTACACAAGTGCACAACATCTTCTTGAAGATGACATGGTAAAGATGTACAATCGACGTCTTGCATTCTGTCGCAAGTACGCAGAGCTTGAACCGTACCCAGAAAACTTTGAGATGGGTGATCCAATCCAAGGAACCGGATCACCTTCCCAATACCTTCCATTCATGTTGACTTCACCTGGAGTGTGGCCCGACATCGTTCATCGCGAAGGGTTTGTGCAACGTGACCGCGACGACGCAATCATTGAAGGAGACACAGCATGAGCGACGAGAAACGCAAGCACCCATTCACATGCTTCTACACCGAGATCCTTGAGAAGATCATTGCTCCCAAGATCATGGAAGTAGTCAGCATAGAACCAGCAACCAGCCGGAGTGATCTACTCCGCAAGTTCAATCAAAGATACAACTCACAAGTATCAACCACCACGTTCACTGATTGGTGCGACCAACTAGACGTAAGGTTTGAGACTGTTGTTAAGGTGAGTATCCCAGGCTATCGCGCTACACCGGCAACGCGTCAGCCCACCATCCCTGAGCAGGAGATAGAAGACGACTCGCCGGTTGTCTTCGACGAACCAAGACCAGACATCACTTCAAACTCGTTCCAAATGGGAGAACGAATGGTTCTTCCAGGCGGTGCAAAAGCACCCTCTTACTATCAAGATTAAGGCACCATCATGACGCATGCCCTCGCTACAGGAAAAACGATTGCTTCTAAATACCCTTCACTTGGCTCTTCGGTGGTCACTGGTCGCGTCCCTATTGGGCGCATGTTCGGTTTGGTTGTTGGCGAAGCAGGTAGTGGAAAGTCATTCTTGTTTCAATCAAACCCGAATGCGTTTATCATCAACTTGGACGAAACGCCGGCGGTATGCCCGACGAGTGAATCGACGATGTGGCCGGTACCGGGACCGGATGGCCGCACGATTGGTGTGGATGGGAATCCGATTGTAATGTCATGGAAGCTAGTCGAGGAGAAGCAGAAGCAACTCATCGAACTAGCAGTCAAGAACTTGCCACGACCAGAGACCATTGTGATTGACACCCTTGGTGCAGCACTTCGTATGTTGCGACCACATATCGCCAGCCTGTACGGACGCGAGAAGTTTACTGACGTTGACGGTCGACTTGGCTGGGAGCGTTTGTTTGACACGCTGATTGAGTTTGCAGTTGCGCTGCGCCGACATGGCTACGGCGTGTACTTCATTGCTCATCTGTCACGCAAGCACATACCACTCAACGAGAACCAGCACGTAGAGGAATACAAGATCATCATCAGCGATGGCTTGTATGCCCGACTGTTCCCGATGTTTGACATTGTGATCCCTATCACCACCAACTGGGACACTGTTGAGGAGTCACGTGTTGTTGAGAACAAGGTAGGCGAGCACGTCATCAAGCAGAACAAGGTAACTAGCCGCCGTATCAGGCAGCACTTTGCCACATTCAGCAACCCGAAGTTTGAGGGTATTGCCAAGGTTCGCACCATGCAACCAATGGAGACATTGAAGTTGCCATCAGAGAACGCTTGGCAAGAACTACAGGTTGCGTACAACGAGGCAAACGCGCCCCGCTGACGCGGGGGGCGCGTCCGCCTCTCTCACTATCGTTTGTTTGGTTTCATTTCCATTCCTATTTAGGAGCTTACTATGCCAGTTGACTCGAAAGTCAAGACGATGTTTTCCGCCCTCAACGACACCTTCAAGAGCGCACAGGCCGACTCCGGTCTTGGCGCACTTGGATGGTGGCCAGAAGAAGGCAACCACGATTGCTTGGTTACCGACGTGAACATGCAGGAGTCCCCATTCAAGCAGTCCGATGGCAGCACCTACCCCGGTGTTGAGATCCAGTTCTCCTACCAGCTTATTACTGACCCAGGTCAGCAGGAGCCACGCCGGTGGGTCGGCTCACCCTTCCGCATCCCTACGGACACCAATGTCCTGACGGACCCGAAGGCTAAGATCCGCGCTGAGATCGAACTGCGCCGCCTCAAGGGACACCTGACCGTGTGCCTACGCCGTGAGCCACAGGACATGGGTGCAGCTTTGGGAGAAATTTCCCATCGTCTGGAATCCACGGATTCTGTTGTAGCGGTTGTGGTTAAGTGCCAGTATGATCAAGCAGGCGGTAAGACCTACCGCAAGGAGTTCCTGCAAAAGGCTCTCTCGACCTGATTCCTATGCCCCACCAGCCGGTGAGGGGGTTACCCACAAGGTGCCCCCTCACCTCATAGGTGCAACAAGCCCCCGGAAGGGATCGTGTGTTGATGAGAATCCACACGATCCTTTTTATTACTACACATAGGATATTGGCATGCCATACGAGTCAACCATCGTTGTGACTATTCCAGAAGACGGTACGTTCCTGGAAATCAAACAGCACATTGCTGCTGTAACAAATGAATACCAGATGGACCCAGATAAGTGGTCGATCACCGTAACAAGTGATCCCCACAATTCATGGGGTTTCATCTACTACGAACACCCCTCACCCCTGTTCCTAGACAAGATTAACCTGTCTTGGAAACAACGATTTCCTAATTCCTCAATCGAACGTATCCACCGTATTAGCCAACCTAAGTTCTTTGAAGATATGGCCAACCAAACAACCAGCGGCATGATTGGCATCGGTATGGTGCAGCACCTTATTGACATGAGCGCCAAGGGTGTATCAACCAATGGCATGATTGACTGGATGCAGGACGTTGGCCGAGATAGCCTGCTCATTATTGACTGTTTACAAAAGGTACGCGGGTCCCCCTATGAGCCTGGAAAAGACACTTCGGCTTACCCTTGAATCGGGCTGGGCACCCGGCAGGGGCGGTCGCTTGGAGACAAAGCGACTTTACCTCAACACAACCATCCCGCGCCTCTGGATGCCGTCTAGGCACCGTAAACGGGGAACCTCGTACGCCTTAGTAGTAGAGTTCCCGGAGCATCCAAGACGCTGGTGGTTTGTCAGCCGGTATACCATTGGCTCCAACCATCCAGAACCCCATGACCTGGTGGGTCCACACGAACACGGACCGTACAAGGTGCGGCACGTAGCCAACACCTACACCCGCACATGGGCAACCCAAGACGACATCCATGTGTCCACTACCCTCAACCGGCGGACGGTATCCCAAATAGCCGAGGCTGCCACCGGACTTAACCCCCTGTGGGTGGGGTCCCGATTCGTAGACCGCTGGATCCACGGAGCCGCACGATGGCACCCCGTACCAGCAGTCGTCGAATTGTGGATGCCACTCGGTTAACGCTTCGGCAGATTGCTCCACACATACTGCGCGTTCTGTTCAATCGGCATCTTGTAGCTCGTCATTGCTGCCGGCACTGACTGACTCATGATGTCTTGATACTGACTCTGAAGATCCTTGTCCATCGAATCAAGTGTTCGACTCGAAACACTTTGTTCACGAACCTTGACAGCCTGTTGCATCTGCTGCTGCGTCACGGTAAGCGGCATTCCAAACTGACGTTCGTAATTGGCTTTGATCTTGCCGGCTTGTTGCATGTTGTTACTCAACACAGCAGCAATCCATTGCCGTCTTTCATCACGCATCTCATCACGGTTCTTCAACAAGAACTGAGTTACTTCGCCTTGGTTTTGAAAGCGACCAAGATCAGTACCCATTGCACGAAGCACAATATCTGAACCCGAATACATGCCAAGCATTCGTGAGTCCTGATCAAACACAGGAACATTACCCTGCTCATCAGGTGAACTCCAATCAGCAAACCGCTTCTGCAAACCAACTGTTTGCAACAGGTCACTTTGCGGAGCAGCACCTAACGCACGGCTCAACGCAACCCCACCAGGGATGATGAGAGGGACAACGCTGCTCATTACCTCAACATCACCACCAGACAGAACACCACGAATGCCTGAGTACATTGCATCAGCAAATGGAGGCACGGGCAATTGAAGACTCTTGTCGCGATCAATATCAATGTCGGGAATAAACCCAACAGAAAGACCACGACTTATATCCGCACCAAGCATGTTCTTCCCAACCTCATATGCAATTGCAGATACACCAAGCATTCGCAATGTATCAACGCCCATTACGCCATACTTACTTGTGACCTCTTTGCCAAACACGGTGCGCGACCCACCAACCATCGCTGGCATAGCGGCAATATTTACCGCAGTACGAACAGGGAACTGCATGAACTGACGGATAGCAGGGTTACGAAGGAAGTCCTTGTAGAACAACATAGGACGATTCATTGGACTGCTACCAAACTGCATCATCTCAACAGCTTGACGCGCATCCTGAATAGCGCGGTACGGATCATGCACGTTCTTTCTACCGCCAGCACGCCATCCAGCCTCAGCAGAGTTCAACACCGAGTTGGCCGTAACCAATCGGTTTGTCATTTCAGTAATTTGAAATGGCTTCATTACGATTTCAAAGATCCCACCAGTTGGGTTTGTCAAGTGAGAACCATAGCCAGAGCGCTCAACCGAATCCCATGCGCCACCAATGTCAGCGACTTCGCGCAGCTTTACATTGACGTTGCCAGCAAGATTGCGTGACATTGCTCTATCCATTGCTGCTTCAATCTCTACCGGAGAAGCATTTGGACCAAGCCTATTTCGCTGGCGTGCGTACTCGGCCATCTGACTAATAGATTGACTGTACGCCCTTACAGTATTTTTAAACCCCAAATGATGCAGGTTCTGAAGCGGCTGCAATAGGTTTGTCAACGCAGTCTGCATGTTCAAGCCCATTGTTGAGCCGTAGAACATCTTTGCAATACCGGTACCAAAGTCGTTGTTTGAACTTGGTGCTGACTTCCCGTACTGACGCATCCCACGAACAAAGCGTTCCGATATACCGCCCTGTCTTTCAACTGCTTTGAAGAAGTCGCTATTAGAAACACTCAGCGCTTTGCCGCGAGTCCACTCCGAAAGCGCACGCGATGCACCGTCTTCGATAGTCCTGTACCCAAACACGGAAGGCAGCACGTGCTCACGCATGGCCTTTGGGATGTACGCATCCGCACCAACGTGCTCTTCAATGGTCGACATATGTGTATTCACAATGTCGCTCAACGAGTACCCACCAGCTGGCTTCAGTCCTTCGGGAGCAAGGTGTGGCTTCTTACTTCCACTTAATCCCACCTTCTCGCCGGTGGGGGCGGGGTACATCATGTTTGTGGCGGGTCCGCGAAAGTCCTGAAGAGCCGCAACTATCGACGGGTTCTTCATAGGGTCTTGCGAAAACATGACCGCATCACGGGATGCCGAGACAATGTATTTCTGAAGCGCCTCGTCAGGTGCCATCTGGTGCACCTTGTAGTGACCGCGCACATCCTTCTGCTGTTGTGCAGCAATGTTTGCAGTGGCATCCGCAAGCATTTTGTGAAGATCAGGAGTGCCCCCAAACTCATCAATCAACAACCGGATGTCATCCGGATCCATTGGTGGGGACGCGCGCACGCGAAACTTAGTACGACCCGAAGGGGTCAACTCGCGGCCAGACGCTTCCGCAAACGAACCCGGCTGCGAGAAAGGAGAGGGTTCAACCTCAACCTTTACGCCGCCTGAGTTCTTGTACACCGCACTTGTATTACGGGGCAAGTAGTTTGGATCTTCAACAAGATGTTCATACGCACGAACCATCAGGCTTTCAAGGTCTTGGGCGTTTGCACCGCGACCAGGATTGTCCTTTGCGTACTGAGTAATGACACCAGCTACCTCTTCAGACAGCATTCCATTGACGGTTGTTGCTTCTGTAAAGTTCAGTCGGCCATCTTTACCAATGATCTTTTGGTTCTTGAGTTCACCAATTGCACCGCGAGCAATCCGTAGAACCTTCTCGCGATCAACTTGAAACTTTCCGGTCTTAGCGTAGTGGCTTTCGTTTCCGTAAAGCTCCATGCGGATATCTGCACGCATGGCATCTACACCCCTAACAAGCTTCTCTAGTCCAAACTCCTTGATGTTTCGATCAAGCTTGCCAATGTCACCAATGACAGCACCGCGTTCAATGTTCTCAATATCAATCTGAGGACCAGAGTGAAGAACCGAATCGCCACGCACACCGGTCTTTGGATCAACAATCTGAAACGACCTGTACGTTCCATTGTTCCGATCAGCAAGCGTAGTGGTCGAATGGGTGTCTGCTGACATCATGTCACCAATAGTTGGCAGCCCATCTTTGTCAGTGACAATCTTTAAGTAGTTCCCCTTACCGCTTGCAATTGCTTCTTCGTACTTGTTGAACTCTCTCTGTGTTCCAACATTGATCCACTCGGAATGCTCCTTACCCTTGGCATCTGTCCAGCGAGTAAGAATCTCATGTGCGCCTGGCTTCATGCCAACGATGTACTTGAATGAAACATCCTTGTCATACCCCGAAAACTTGGCATGCAGCGTAGCCCGGATACGCTTGAGGTCTTCTTCAACCGCAGCGTTTGGCGCACTGCCGGGATGGAGGGTAGTGATCTTTACGCCGTGCTTTGCACTCAACTTCTCAAGCGCTTCACGCACGCCATCGTTTACGTGGACGGAGAACTTGTTCTGCAAGCGCTTCATTTGCGCTGGAACTGCTTCAAGAATTGCAGGAAGCGCAGTGCCTTGTAATTCCTGAGATGCGCTTAGCAACCTCATTGACCTCAATAGCGGCCACTTTGATTTTGCCCACTCACCAAAGCCGGCGGTCTCTAGCCCACCAGTAAAGAAGCGCCCGGTCTTTGCAAAGTTCTTGGTTGCCATTGCCCCACCGGCAATGAACGCAGCCCAGCTAAGGGGGTTAGAGATCACATCAATGATGGTATCTGTAACCCCCCCGCCGCCGACCGACTTCTTGAACTCATCTACGTACGACTGCCGCTCAATTGGCGACAGCGCACCAGGGTCAAACATAGCCCTGCGTACGCTGTCGGTTGTCGCAATGCCATTCCCTAACTGCGTGAGAATGACAGCGGGCTTGTCGTAGATCCGAATCGGATCAAACATTCATTACCTTAAATCAAAGGTATCGGAACGTGATAATAACTCCGCAGACACCACCTGCATTGCTTGCACTACTTGAGTGGTTAAAACCAACGTATGCACCAGCTGGAATAGTTGGTGGCAAGTTGTCTGTAGTAGCAACATCAATTGGGCATGAAACGGTTGAGCTTGCTACTGCGGCTGCCGAAGCTGATCCAAGAGTTGTATTGAGTACAGTGGCCGGAAGGACAGTTCCATCAACTGCGCGAACGTCGTATCCAGCAGTAAAGGTTACGCTGCCAACAGCAGTGCTGCCAGTAACAACCTTTAATGCAAGAATCTTGCATGAAGCGGTAGTCTGGAATACACGGTACGCACCAGCAGTAGCTACTGGAATTACAGTACCGGCAGCCAGCATGTTGAGTGGAATGTATTCCGTAATGTCAGTACCACGAAAATCTGTGCTTGCAATAGTTGCCATGTGAGTGTCCTTTGAAGAAGAAGATTACTTGAGTCGTGAGCGGAATCGAAGAGTTACTGCAATGTGAGCGGCGTCAACGCCATCAGAGAATTTGGCGAGAATCCAATTGCCAGCAGGTACAAAGTTGTTTGCTGTGTTAATGGTTGGCTCGTACGTTCCAACAGTAGCAACGCTAGTAACTGCAGTCTGCAATGACGTACCCGTGGTTGCCTGCGGAGTAGAGGCGTAGATAAGCTCAACATCTTCACCAGCGTCAATAACTTGAACGCCAATGATAATGTCATCAACCACAATGCCAGTGCCGTTAGAAGCGCGTGGCTCAACATACATAATTGGCACACAATCAAGTGTAGCCGGAACGTCAGCATGATTCATGTTCACGCTAATAAGCTGAAAGTAGTCGGGGTAGTGCTCGTTTGGAAGAACGTTTTCGCCAGCCATGTGTATCTCCTGTTAGGGGTGTAATTATGTTACTCAGCAAACTCATTATTTGACATTGACATTCCGAGTTGTTGCAAAAGATCTTGACGAGGTGCCCCACCAATGACCACTGCGCCCTGTGGCAAGACGCGGCCAGCAGATACCCGAGCATACAGATCAGGAGACTCCGACTGAAGGCGCATCAGATTTTCATTGATGCTATTTTCCAGGTGGGCTTTCATACCCTGATTTTGCATCAACGTAAGAGAATCGCGCTGAGCCTGCTGCTGCACATTTTGCAACCGCGATTCGCTTTCACTACCAAATTCTCTAAAACCCTTGATCAACATACCAGCGCCAGCCCCACCAGCAAGCGCGGCTAGACCCATAAGTGGTCCGCCATTGCCGGCGTAACCAGACTTAAAAGCCCTCTTTACATTCTCAACATTGCCATAAAGATTGTTCTGAAGAGGGCCACCAAACTTCTTTACTACTGCTGCTTGTTTACCCTTGATCTGATTGACCCGGGTACGGATCATCTTTGCGCTAACAACCCTACCACTTGGAAGTCGAATTTGTGCAGACTCGCGTCTCGCAGCATTTTGCGCGCGAGCATTCTGTCTTCCCTTGACAACTGATTCTTCAATCTTGTTACGCAGGTGTAAAGGATGATGTTTCTTTACAGTCTGAAATTGCCTAGACACAGTCCCAAGAAGGTTTACGTATTCCTTTAATGGTTTGTGTGAAGGCTCCCAGCGTCCTGTTTCTTGTTCATCAACTATTGCTTGAAGAGCTGCAACTGCTTCCTTGTATTTAGGATTTGCAGGATCAAGAAGCTGATTGTGTAGTTCAAGCGGAAGCTTGTTTTGGAAAAATTCAAGATGAAGTTCGCTATCAACTTTTTCTCTTAGTTGATTTAGTCTGGCTAAAGATTCTTTGAGACTGCCCTTAGTTGAGTCATACCTCTCTAGATTTCTTTGATTAGGAGTACCAGGCTGTGGCCCTACACCACGCGAAGCAGCACTTGCTTCAAGAGCAGCGCGAACGCGCGCATTTGTTTCCGGGCTAACAGGCTTCTTAGCAGGTGGGGCAACTACGTTTGGAACGTCCGGACTTGATTGCGTTGGCTCAGCTTTTGGTTTAGAACCTTTAGTTGGTTTCTTTTTATTTGCAGAATCAATTTGATACTGTGGATCTGATTTATGTATCAATTTGCCATCTAAAGACGGAGAGAAATACCAACCATTTTTTACTTGTTCTTCAGTAAGACTTTTTTTTCTAGATGCTGTTACATATTCATGACTAGACATTCCAAAACCAACATCGGAATACATCTCTTCTGGAAACGCCCTTGGAAATTCTCCATTAGGACCAAATGAAAACTGCTCAACATCTGGATAGTCAATATCAGCAACTGGACCGCCCTCGCGCAATTTGCGTGCGGCTTCTGCGGCTTCTTCGCCTGTAAGTTTTCTTGCTTTTTTGCGCTTAGCCAATGAGGTTCATCACTTCGTATGGGGACAATGTTCGTGGGGTTTGAAGGGATCGAACCCGCGCTTCATCAACACCAATTAGATTTCGCAATTCAGGAGATGCACTTTGATTTTGCAACGATCTAGTCAAGTTGTTACTAGTCGTACCAAGTTCACGCATTCTACGAACCGAATTGTTTTCAGCAATCAAATCACTCATGTCCGATGATCTGTAAGCCGGTTGGCCACCCATGTCGCCCCCACCGAGCATCGCGGCAGTTGGATTTTGGGAAGTCTGGGGAGCTTGTTCCATTGGTGGTTGTTCGCCACCGCCACTTATTAAGCTTTCAAGAATCTTAGGAACAATTGTCCAGGCTGCAATAGATGTAAGAGTTCCAACAGGTCCACCCCCAAGGGTTGCTACCTTTGCAATTTTGGAAAGCGTATTGCTGACCTTAGCAAGTTTGGTAGCACCACCTACTGCTCGTCCGGCCTGACGCATCTTCCATGCGCGCTGAATAGCCGCGGCAGTTTGTGCTGCTTTCTTTGGTCGCACCATTGGCTGACCAAATTGGTTTTTCAAAGCTTGAGCCATGCCTTCTTCTGCGTATGCCATTAGGAGAACTCCATTGTGTCTGCTGGGTTTAGGATAGACGACATTTCTGCGGACACAAGTACGCCAATCGTACAGTTCCACATGTTTCCGTCCGCAATAATTACAAACGCTGGCTTGCCCTTAGACCACAGCGGATCATGGCGCAGCCCCCACAACCACCCACGAATGACCCGCTGCGACGGCTTCTCAACTGCCAACCGGCGGGTGGGGGTGCCGCAGTCGTAGAACAGAAGACCCTCGTCAAGCGATATGTCAATCCCGTCTTCGGCGTCCGGGGTGACAACCGCTACCCCGTTCTCTTCAACGGACTCAAACGCCAGCCGAACAGCCTGTTTCCATAGATTCATTGGCCAGCGCCCAACGCCTTGTATTTAGCAAGGAGTTTCGCAAGCGCGCGTGGACTGTTCTGTACGTTTGCCATTTCGTCTTCAAGCTGCTGGCGACGCAATTCCGCAGCCGGCTTGATACCCTGGAATTGCTTAAACTCCCTGTCCATATCACCAAGAATGTCAGTAGTACCACCGCGCTCTTGCTGATATCTTTCAAGATCAGAAAGACCACGGTTCTGACGAATGTTTTCACGGAACTCTTGGTCGATATTTGAACCAGCAATTTCAGGAATAAACGCTTCAAGTTCATTGCGCTTAATTCCGCCTCGGCCTTGAGCAGCAGAGTTCAAATACCGAAGCATTGCTTGCACGCCATTCAAGTCTACTTCTGGAACATCAAGACTCATGGTTCTTGTTTGTGCTGCAAGTTGCTTAGCAAACTTGATTGATGCTTCTAGTGCTTTGCTTCCAACAGTTTCTGCACCACCACTTTTCTGAAGCATTTCATTTCGCTTAGCAGTCAAATTCATTACATTAAACGCGCCATCTGTATCGGTGCCATCAAGGCCATCAGCCATGTGCATAAACGTAGAGTGAATGACATCGCTTGAAAGACCAGCTGCAGAAAGCGCGTTTCCAATTTGATAAATCTTTGTCTCAGTAATACCAGGCGTTCCATCTTCATTAGTGGTCTTTTTGTCCGTATATAAACCACGCGCCATCTTGTCAATGATCTCATTGACCTGCTCAACATTGACACCCTTGCCGTCTGATGCCTTACTAAGAGCAATACCAATGTTCTTGGCAAGCGTCTGATTAACCGCAGACTTAATCTTGTTGTCATCAATCTCAGCAAGGTTTGAAGATTCATACATGCCAACAGTGCCCCCAAGTTGCTTGGCAACTCCTTCTACAGCACCTCCATATTGCTTTAGAGCGCCAATAAAATCACCACCTAAAAGTGTGCCCACCGGCGTAACACCTGTTGCATCTGTTTCGCCGCGTTGCAAAAGGTCGCCAGATGGTTTTAAGAATCCAATACCAATGGCTCCTTCAGCATCAATGCCGCCAAGTCCAACCATTTGAAGTAGTGATCCGTATCCGCCCTTATCAAGATCATTTAACTGGCGAAGGTTCTTATTTCCTTCTTCAGTAAGACCTTGATACACCTCGTTTACTGCATTTTTACCAGCACGCGAGCCGTATTCCCGTGCTTGATTCTTTACTTCAAGTGCATTCTTGTGGAACTCAGTAGCTGTATCTCGAATGCCAGCTATATCTGTAATAGATTTATCTAGCAACATTTTCTTGGCAGCAATCTTGCCGTCAATATCAGCAGCTTCAGCGCGTGCGGACATCACACCTTTAGCAAGAGCCTCGCGTTCTTCACCGGTTGCCTGTGCAAACTCAAGTTCAAGAATCTTTCGATTGTCTTCAATCCGTTGCTTGCGGTTCATCAGTTCAGTATCGTGGTCACGATCCGCCTGAGCCATTTTTTCTGTATGTGCAAGACCGGCAGTAAATTGCTTTTGAGATTGTTCCTGACCAGATTTCTGAAGGTCAAGACCTTGCTGCTGCATACCTTGACCAGCCTGAAACTGCTGCATTTGCATATTGCGGTCAGTTGCGCGGTCTTCGCGTTCACCAGCAGCCTCATTCCTGCGCTGTAAAAGACCAGCAAAACCAAGACGAGTATTTGCTGCATTTGGATCCTCGGTTCCAAACGTAGCCGCTCCTGCCGCCGCTCCTTGACTAACTGCACTGGTGGGTTCGTATGCCATGTGTTTCCTTATGCGTATCCGGTGAAGGTTGGATTGCCGAGAAGACCACTAATTCGACCGCCGTACCGAGGAGAGGTCTGAGTACCAGGTCGCACTCCCTGCGCGTTGTGCATTGAAAGAATGGTGTCAGCAAGACGAGTAGCACCGTAAGGTGCATTCATAATAATGTTTGCTTGCTGCATATTGCCATTCAACTGCGCTTGAATTGCAGCGGCCATTGCCGACTGATTCAAACTGCCTTGAAACTGACTCTGTGCAGCCATCAACCGAGCGCCGGCTTCAGCAGCTTGCGTTTGCATCTGTGAAGCGTTCATGCCAAACCCACCAGTAATGGATGCACCCTGAAGTCCCATGCCGCCCATTGCTTGACCCTTAGACAACTGTGCTTGACTAAGCGCGTTCTTGGCTTGTAGCAAACTATCAGCCGCTTGCGCATCAGCCTGTGACGCAAACGCACTAGTCTGCTGTCTCATGGTGTTGTTGAGGTTGTCCATTGCAGCTTGCTTGTCATCGGGACTCATGTTTGGGTCCGATTGAATTTGCTGCTTGGCAGATGCAAACTGGCTTTGAATGCCCGAGACCCCACCAGCAACCGTGTCTTTCCGGAAGAAGTCCTGATCTTTAATGGCATTTTCCATCGTGTTGATGCCGGCGTTCATATTAGAACGCGCTTCACCAAGCGAATTACGGACATCACGTTGCGATTGACCATACACATTACTAGCGGTTCCAGCAGCATCAGTCATGCTTTGAGCACCTCTAGCAGCAATATCCATACCTTGTCGCTCATTTTGACGAGCGTCTTGCAAGCCCTCCATGCCCATGTTGCCGGCCTGTCTTGCGCCACCCATCAAACCCATAAGAGCGTTGTACTGTTGTTGGCGTCCCTGCTCGGTATTTGTGTAGTCCTGAGCAAACGCTTCAGACAAGTAATCACCGGAACGCACACCGCCCTGTTGCTGTTGGCCGCCTGGATTCATTGACTGCAAGAATTGCTGACGAGCATACGAATCACTTGCGCTTGGCATTCCGTAAAGCGCACCCGGTCCGCCACCAGGACTAAACCTACCAGTACCACCCGCTGGTGGGGTTGGAGCCGTAGATGAGTTGCGGTTCTGCATCGGGATGTTTCCACCCCGCGCACCACCAAACATGCGACTTGTACTTCCGCCATGCGTTTGCATTGGTGGGTTCATTCCAGGAGGCATCTGCCCGTGTGGGTTAACGTATCCCTGCCGAAGTGAACCATCTGGATTACGCATCCGAGAGCGACCAACACCACCAAACTGACCAGGGCCAGTTCCGCGACCAGGAGTTCCACGGCCAGAAGGATTGCTTGAATCGAAGTTTCCAAATGGGCTAGGCATAGTTATTTGTGTTCCTTTCGGTGTCAAGGATACGTCCCTTTATACTCAGGGCAAGTAGCCTAAATGTCTGACCTACGACAAATGCTGCAAATTCAACGCTCCACTGCGGGCCAAGGACCATAGACGAAGCAGTCCCAGTGACCTTTGTCTGGTTCCAAGCTGCATGAATAGGTGACGTTCCGTTGACAATTGTCTTCTTGGTGTCATCCGTTGACGGGTTGTACGAATAGCCCTTGAGGTACACGGTGTCTTCCTCACCTCGGTAAAGGTTGGCAAACCACCGCGAGAACTGGTTGTACCCAATAGTCGAGTCAACCGCACCCGAGTACTCGTACCCGCTTATAAGCGCACCAACCGAAGACACCTGCTTTGAGTTCATAAACATGCCAGCTTCTTGGCCACCAGGGAGGATGGCTGTCTGCACCTTTACTACAACTGGATTGATAGCAATCAATACGGTTGGCGAACTTGCATAGAACGGGGTTGCTGCTGGTGGGTCTATTTCATCATCAACCAATACAGCTTGCACGCGTGCAAAGCCACCAAGAGCACTCAGCAAACTAACAATCCTAAATGTGTACTGATAGAAATCAGTATTAGATGTAGAAGATGCTCTTGACGCAGTACTACCAACAATCTTGATGTACGCACCAATAATGGTGTAATCGGGAGTCCAGCCATATGTACGAGATGCCCAAGTAAACGTGTAATATCCACCACTTTCAGTAATTGTTGCCAACACGCAACGATCAGAAGCGCCGTCAATTAATCCGTAATGCACACCCTCAAACGTATTAAGTGGGTTCGGAACTCGCACGCGATCAAGTGGATCTTCTGCCGGCATCATCAATCGTGCTCGATATCCAGCATTAGCAGCATTATTGATAATTGCTGTTTGTGACAACAAGAACAATGCAGTGTCTTCCAGCGGGCCACCAGCGGTCTTTGCAAACAATCCGCGCGTGCATTTAACAAACGGCATGTGATGCAATTCACTGCACGTTCCGCTAGAGAACCACATAACGGCAGTCTTATTCTTCACCGGATTGTGGATGTAAAGCGCAGTAGTCCGCGGATCAAACGCCATTGAAATGCGACTTAAATCGTCTGCCCAATCAATGGACAACAGCCAGTCAACTGCACCAACTTCATCTAGCCGACCATCTGCATACACAACCCGCAGACCCTGGTGGGTCACGTAGTAAACCATCGGGCCTACATTGGCAAGCGCATACGGACTCGTAATGCCGTACCCATTGTGCGCGCCCATGACGCGAACAAACGCGCCCTCGCGCATGATGAAGTACACCTGATTGCCTGAGAACCCAAGAAGGATCTGGCCGCACTGTTGAAACGCAATTGGACTGTCACCATAAATGTCAGGTGTCCATCGACCCTTGGGTGCAAACAGTTCATACGAACCATCTGATGCACTTGAGTATCGAATCTCGCCAACCGACTGCATCTGATCTTCTTTATTAGAAACCTGACCAGACGTGTTAGAGACAAACAACTGACTCTGATATGCCGCAGATGCCCCACCAAAAGGAACGGCGCTCAAGAAAGATGGACGGTCTTGGAAGGTGTCTTGCATCACCAACTGACGGTCGTCTTTCTGTACCGCATACCCCCACTTCACTACAGTTGCAGGAAGCGCTGGACTTGTCCATGTAGGAGCAGCAGGTGAAGGACTAAGTACATATTCAGATGCAAGGAATGTTGCTTCAAGCTGCAAGATGCCAGCGGTAAATACACCGGATGCGTTTGTATTTCGTACTGTGCGCCAGATCTTTACGGTGTCGTACTTAGCGGTATCAACAATTCCAACAACACTAAACTTGCGAGTTGGTATTGCGGTTGTAGACGCAAACGTAACTGGAATAGAATCACTTAACTGTGATCGCCGGCCACTCAACGAATCTTCAAACTGCACCGCAAACGCGTAGTCACCAGCCTTTTGGCTAACAGCAGTACCCCAACGAGTTGCATTGTCCGCCCATTCGGTAGGCGATGTACCCGCACTTGAGTACACAATAAACGAGCCAACAGGGTAAGGACTTGTAGCGGGATTTGGAAGCAGAGTATTTGATGGACTGTACGCACCACTTACAATTGTGGACACATACGAACCCACTGGCTTAACACCTGGACCTGCGTTTACAGATACAACACTACCGGTGGGGAACGTCACTGCACGGGGATTTAACCCGCGAATACAAACGTACACCACACGCGGTGTAGATGTCACGCTGATGGCGTAATCCGTAAACGTAAGACCAAGCTTTGTTGCATCACCAGATCCACCGTCTACAAGAACTTTGTTGAAGTAACTACCGCCACCATCAGTCCTGTACCCCTCCATAAGCAAATCGCGTGTTGTTTCTTTTGGACGCTGCGCTAGATAAACCACTCCGTAACAGTAATGGTCTGATCCAATACGAGCACTAAATGTCCAGAAGTCTAAAACCTCTGCTCTAAACGTATCCGTTTTGTATGGATTGTCTTCGCCAATAAAACTTGCGTTTGGAATCTCGTCATATCGAAATACCCAGGCTTCTTTAAAACCAGGGTGCGGAACTATTGCGCCTTGGTTTGTGCCGTCAACACCTACTAGTTCCCAAATAGGACTAGTGGTAGCGCCACCCTTCCAGACATCTTTGCTCTGGGAGGCTTTGTTCAGCGGGAGTGGCCAAGTGATTTCCTGCATTGGCTACATCTTACGGTACAACCGTCCATTTCCCCTTCGGACAAGTAGCAGCTGGCATGTTTCCTTTAATTGTCAGTTCTGCCCTTGGATTCTCCCCGCAGCCACATGCTTTGCAGAACCCCACCAGTGGAGCCTCTCGAGGGTTTAGAAACTCACACGCCCGACAGGTAGCCAGCCGAGCCTCGTATTGACCCTCTGCCATCTCTTGGGTGAACTTGCTGACTTCAGCCCGAACCCATGAAGCCGCCTTTTCAAACACCTTAGCGGGTGGGGCTTTTACACGCTCAACCCGCAGGGCGCATGTACCGCATCCAGATACGTCTAGACCCTTGTGGCAAAATGGCCGGTCAACATCCAGCGACCACGACTGACAGTCGACGCTCTCAATAATCTTGCCGTTAATACTGATTCTCATGAGATAGTCGGCGGTGGACAACATGGCTGGTTATTGCCAGCTGGATTGTCAACCATAGTAAAAGTAGAACCACTAAATGAAACACCATACTCAATAAAAGGTCCAGACAAAGTTGCAGCATTGTTTGATTGGTAAATCCCAGAAGTAATTCCGGTTTGAATTCCAAAACAATCTATAGAACCATCACCACCTCCGCAACTGCATCCACTATCAGAAAAGTTACGAATAAAACTTGTTGAACTTAAACCGGATGTCATTACATATGTCAACCAAGGAGCTGCGTACCACGTGGCGGTTTTGCCACTATTGGAGTAATACGGGCCATCCCATAAATAAGGGTTTCCTCCTTGCCCGCTAATATTAATGCACGCAGTTCCAATACAAGATTGCAGAATACAAGCAGAGCCAATCCATGCATTTGTTCCTGTTGCAACAAATGTAGTTGATCCAACTTGTGATGCTTGACCAAGCGCGCTATTGATTGCCGTAGCAAGCGTTGATGCCCTGCACCCGGGATACAGATTTCTAAATACGCAACTATCAATTCCAAGGGTATCCGATCCTGGTCCTAAATTAATCCACCCCGTTCCATCACCAATTGGATACACACAACTTCTTGTAATAGTAAGTGCTTCTACGTATGTTCTATATTCTGTTGCAACTGGTTGAATAAAACAATTAAAATCATCAAGTACTTGACACGCTGGACTATTGCAATTATTTGCTGGAACATTAGGACAAAAGTTAGAACCTATTTGATGATTTTGTTTTCTTCCAAATCCAAATGGATATCCACTAGGAAGGTATCCACCACAATTAGTACAACTTGGAGTAAGCAAACTGCATGGAACCGATTGGGAATACCATTGATCTGCAAACTGACCAAGGCTCCACGCTGAAACAATTGTTCCAACTTTTTTTACGCATGGATCAACACATATTGGACTACACGAACCATTGGTTGTAAATGTTTCTCTTCGGCAATATGCATCTGGCCACTGATACGTAAGTGTTAAATTGGTTCCGCAAGCAAAGCCGCCAGTCCATACATCTGGGCCAACAAGATAAGCATCGTCTTTAATTTCAGTACAAATTACGTCGCACCCACCATCTTCGGGTTGGTCAAAAACACCGTAAAGACTTCCAATGTTGCGGTTTGACGTTGGTGTTGGATTACAGCTTGCAACATAAGTAGGGTCATTTACCACAAACAAGCAACCACCAAGAATCATAATGTAGCACTTTGCAGGATCTAATGCATCTGGAAGACCAATTGACTGGCGATACGAATCGCAAAAAGTGATTTCTGGAATGCAAATTGCACCAGTACCAGAGCATGTAACAATACAAGAATTAGAACAAAGAGATGCCGTCCACTGTTTAACCTTGGGCGTGCAACAACACTGCCTTCGGATAACAGCACTCATCATGGGCAAGCACCATCAATGACGTTAGGTGCAGAGAAGAAATACTTAGTACCCCATTTCCACACCTCAACCATTAGATTGTTTGGCACTGGATACATCTTGTAATCGCCTTGATTAGTCAACACAATTGGAGCCGCCGTACCAGTAGCCGCCAATCCATAAGCTACAGACGATGTATTTGCAGTCTCTAAAAGGTTGTAGGCAACAAGCGTAGTTGATCCACTTCCAAAGAACGGCCACGTTGAACCAACAGATGTTTGCTCAAGGACGTTGTATTCCCAGTGTCCTGGACTAACAAACGTAGAACTTGTAATCTTATAGATCCCGTGTAGCTGCCTGGTATACGCTGTTACGCGACCAAAGCCGTCAACCGTAATGTCATTTACAGCACCAAGATCAGTAGGTGGGGTCACCGAAATTGCTTTTAACTGAAGCGAACTTCCGCCTGACAACACAAACGAATCAGTGCTGTCGTAATTCAGGCTTGCAACCTGATTGTTAGACATGCTTCCGCCCGGAGTAACTACTACTGGAAGTGTTGCAGTTAGGTTGCCGGTAGAACCACCTGTGTTGTATGTAACCTCAACAACACCATCACCAGCGTCGGTTACTTCACCGGGTAGAAAGTTAAAGAAGATTTGACTTACTGGATCAACAATGACTTCGTTGCTGCTGCTGTCGTAGAACTTACATGTAATTGGATCCCCGCCACCGTTGGTTCCGTTGGTTCCATTAGTGCCATTAAATACCTCCGTGTTACCACCGTTTCCGCCTCCAATAAAGATATTGGTTGGATTGAACCCACCAACTGGTGGCCCAGGAACCCAGGGAATTAGGAAACTAGTTGATGGAACTGTTGGGTATGCAAGGTTAAATGAGGTAGGACTAGAACCACCCGACGACCAGCCTACCTGGGTACCACCAAACAAATTACGAAGCAGCCATTGATTTGGCGTGTTTGGGTAGTTGCCTTCGTTATCCGTGATGTCTTTATCTTGCCCAGGAATAGGCATCAGATGTTTCTCCAGTCGTTCAACTTGTTGTCCGCAGTGCTGCGCTCGAAGTACTTCGGCACGCGCATCTGCTGGCTACTGAAGTGATCCATGCACGTCTTCATTGCGTCCTTGTACTGCAACTGAAGCAATTGGAACTGTGACATTGGGATCTTCTTGTACGTCCCGAGCTTCATAGCCCCACCAACCGCTACAGCTTCATAGAGGGATTCAAGGCCAAACGGCGCGTACTCAACCGTTACCGTGCCAGCAGACGCATAGGTAAACGGGAGGCGAACGGTTGTTTTCCAAGACGTATTGTCCTTGGTCCACGCAGAAACAATGCGTTCTTCAATAATCCCAGTAGTGGTCAAGATACGAACCGTGCTACCAAGATAGGCATTATCACGGCGATCAATGACACCAACAGTTGGTGATGTTGACAAGGGAATTGTGATGATTCCTTTGTCTGTAGCACACGTCAAACCGCTAACACTTCCAGCAGTTGTACTAATTGCATCACCACCAGAAGTTGCTGACAGCGTAAATGTTGTAGTTCCGTTGGTTGCAATAACGTAATACTTTGTACCGGTTGTGTATCCGGTAATGATGCCAGTTCCACCATTTGTACCAGTGATAGTAATGTCTTGACCAACTACAATTGTTGTTGCAGTGGTGCAGGTAAATACGCCGCTGCTTCCAATATTTGCTAGTACTGGTGGGCCAACAAGAGTTGCCGGCGTAATGAATGGCATGATCTCGCCATTGTGCATGAACTGCAATTCAATGTCATCGTAGTCCTGGTCAGGTGTTGGATTGAAGACAATCATGTTGCCTTCTACCTTCCAGTTTGGACCACGGTAGTGATACTCGGTACGTGGCATTGCCTCGCGACTAACGTACTTGTCATCGTTTCGGATAGCCATACGCCACACCTCGCCAACACATGGTGGGAGCGCGTAGTACTGCGTTCCCTGTGTAAGAGGAAATGGAATCCACACGCTAATTGGATTCGTTAGAGAGTTGTTGATGCGCGATGACACCGATGCAAACATCGGGCTAATGACGTGTTTTACGAGGAAATTGTCATCGTACTTAGCATCAATAGATGGATCATCAAGATACGCACGGGTGCGATCTAGGACTGTTTGGATAAATCCACCTGTTGCGTCCATTAGTGTCTACCTGCCATTTGGCGAAGAGTTTCACAAGTCCGTGCATACGACGCGCCGCCTCTAGCAGCACCAATCCAAGGCGTTTTGCCAGTAGCAATATTACGAGCCTCAACATCATTGCCCTGCTTGTGAAGCATCTTAATTGCTTCTTTCTTTTGCAGCTCGTTTTCTTCATACTCATGCTTGCGCTGGCTCACACCCAAACGCATCTTGTCCTTCATAGAACGCACCGTATCGTCAACCGGCGAGCACCGCGCCTTCAACTCCGATGCCGACATCCAACCACCCCGATCTGGTGGGGTATCAAAACACTCCAATTCCAAACACACGTCCGGCTTGAACAGCCACTTGGCAAACACGTAGTTGCCGGTGCGCTTGTGGTGGTACATGAACAACTCAGGGATACCAGTCACACGGCGCGCAAAGCGGATCCAATCACCATCGGGCATGATCTCATGATCTTCATACATGGCAAGGCCAGCACACGCAGCCTCGTACTTAGCGTCAAATGTGATCTCAATATCCATTACTTGCGTCCACTATGCATTTCATTAATGAGTTTAAGACTACTTCCAATACGAGATCTTACAGCGCCACCCTTACTAATTGTCTCTTCAAGCATCAAATCCATAAGTTCTGGATCATGAGCCTTAATTTGTTTTAGGATTGGACCAAGAAGTTGCGCACTGTTAGTTGTTGCATCAAGTTCTGTTTGTGGAAGAGGAGCAGTGTATGCACCCGGCGGTTTATCTTTTGATTTTGGAATACCCCATGTAACACTTGGAGTAGGCTTGCCTTCAACATCTTTAATGTTGTAGCTTTCAATTCTGTGCGGCCAGGCTTTTCTTGATTCTCTTTTGCGGTCTAACAACTGGCTTGTTCGAATTCCACCAGGGATGCGCTTATTGCCTTTAGCAATTGCTGCTTGAACTCTGTCGGCATACTTAATAAGAAAAGGTTCTAAAATGCCATATGAAAGTTCTGCATCAGGCAATAGATGTTTTCTAGCAACTTGTGTTTCGTAAATACGAACAGCTTTTGCAGGATCTCTAGCAGACATGTTTTCAAACAAATCACTTTTAATGCCACCAAGAACAGTACCTTTAGCAAATTGTTCTGCCCGAGTTGGATCTGTAAACGCGTAGAACCCGCGCCCTTGACCTTCGCCCTTTGATATATGAGGATTAGATCGTGCTCGGTGTGGGTGAATGCCAGTATCCGGCGAAGCGTGGAAAATACGTACCAGTTCTTGAAGTCTAGCAATTGGAGTTTTACTAGGCTTCTTTGCCATTTTACTTCCAGCCGCGCTTCATCTTGGCGTACTGCTTTGGGTCTATGGTGGACTTAGACTTAGATCGACTAATCCCAAGCTTCTTACGCTTGTTGATATTGCCCACCAGTGAGTTAAGTGGATTGTGTGATGACATTAGCACTTCCACGCCCGGAGGCTCTTGTTGATACGCGAGTTGGGATCATTTGCTGTTTTGGCGCTGGTCAGTCTCTTCTTCATGCCGCCCATACGGGCACAGAACGACTTCTTGCGCGAGCCGCCCTCGGGCTGCGGACGCTGCAGATTGCTGCCCGTTGCACGGTTGTAAGCACTGCGACCCAACTCGCTTAGCCCACCCAGCGGGTTCTTGTGCTTCTTCTTGAACGCAAATTTTTTCTTTGCCATGTTATTACTTGCGTTTTTTAATCAGCTTGCGAGTAGAAGATGGCGGGGTTGCTTGCGGTCCCTTCTTTAGTTCTCTAACCAAGTGGGATAAGTGCGCATACTCACCTTGATCTGATGCATTGTCTGTATCAAACTTTGGCATTGAATTGTATAGGTCTTCAAGTTGCCGCATTGTTTTAGACAATCCGCGTGGTGAAGAAATTTTGATTTGTTTTGCCATGTTATTTCAACGTCAGTAGGTACTTGGTGTGCTGAACAAGAGCAAGCATTTCGTCGCGGATATTGAGCAATGCGGTTTCGTCTTCGCCAAAATCCTTTGGAATGTCATCACGAAGGGTGTCTTCGAGGTCATCAAGAGCATCTGCAATGTCATCGTTGACAGTAATAGTGTTGACTTTAGAAAGAACCTCGCGCCCTTGTTCACCAATAAGTGTTTCAACAAAGGTGTCAATCAGGCCATCTAAAGCTTCATATGCCTTGCCTAATGCCTTGTGTTCTGCATGAGACGTAGTAAGCCAGTGTCGCATACGGATAGACAACTGGGCTTCAAGAAGATGTGTGATGCATGACATGTAGGCATTATAAGCGGCAGGCCAAAAACACAGCCACCAAGATCCGAAAATCCTGGTGGCTGGAGGTTTCCCCACTGGTGTGGCAGTGGGTGCTCTGAGAGGCTTACTCGCCGTACTGACGGTCAGTAGTCACGTTGGTCAGCTTCATACCAGCAGGCTGATCTGGGACCAACTGCATACGCAGCATTCCCGGCATCTGCATGCCTTCGGTAACGAGCGTGCTGTTGCCAGACACGCGCTGAATTGGAACCTTCACGTCTGCATAGCCCAAGGACGGTCCAACGAACTCGAACGGAATAAACGATTCCGCCTTGTCGAACTTCTGGGTGCCCTTTGGCGATGGTGGGACGTACTTCTTCCAGTTCGTTCCGCCCTTACGAATGCCGTAAACGGTGCCGTCCTCAATGTAATTCGAGGTGTAGCCCGTGTACGTGCGACCGTCAAAGGAGAACTTGAAGCCTTCCTGTGAACCTTCGTTCTGGAGACTTGAGAGGCGGTTGGTGCGGTCCAGCATGTACTGGCCGATCTTCTGCGACTCGTAGTTCAGCCAAACACCATCGGACGCAATAAGCGTGTCGATGTACTGGCCGTACTTCTCCTTAGCACGATGGAATCCGCGGAGGTACTGACGCATCTTGTGCTCAGTCAACGTGCCTACGCTGGACTTCATGTACGAACGGAACTCAGGATGGACGTTAACGTCAATCTGATTACCCGTATCACGATCATTACCAAGCAAGTACTGACTTGCGTCAGATGCGCCACTTGCTCCCGAACGAAGCCAACTATTGATGCCGGCAAAACCATAACCGGTACCAGTGGTTGCAGATCCGTTGTTGAGCGTACGAGCGTTAGCAAAGTAAACGTAGTGGGTAGCACCAGAAGTAATCGAAATGCCAGAACCAAATGCAATCGTTACATAGTTGGTAACTTCGTCAACAGCAGCAACCCACGCTGAAATACGAGTGGTAGGTCCTTGTGCAGCAGCAGTAGACTGCGAATCGTTCTTACGAATCTGAGGGGTGCTTGCATCAAACACATCGACGCGCATGCCAAGTGCATAACGGTCAATGTTCTTTTCATTGGCATAGAACTTGATTGCAGTAACTGCTGTCTGAGTGGCAGAAGTACCAGCAGCTGTAAACGTTGGCGTTGCCGACGAAAGGAAGTCGGTTGAGTAGAACGCGGTACCAGTGGTAAACGTAATAGAACCAACTTGGTAAGCGTTGTTCTCAGCCAAATACCAGTAGTTGCACAGGGTGTGTGCAATCAGACGGGCATGACCTTCCAGCTTCGGTCCAATGACTTCGCCGATGAAAGCTGGTGTGGCTTCCGCTGTCATTTCGCCAAGCGACATGTACAGGTTGGAAACCATTGCCTTCATACCAACACCAAGACGGAATGGACGAGCCATAACTCCGTCAGTTGCATCGGGCCAAGTATTGGTGTTGGTCTGCTGTTGCAGCTTTGCACCAATATCGCTGACGGTCTTATCACCGTAGAGAACAAAGTTGTCACGGTTGTCAGCCATGTCGAGCACGCCGGCCATCGAACCCATGTAGATCTTGAGGATCTTGAGGTCGCGTCCGATCATGCTCGCAGGACCAACACCTTGGTTGGTGACAAAGGTGTCACGCCAAGCGGGATCAAGGGCAGGCAAGAACACTTCGATGTTCTTGTTGAGGATTTCCTGGATCCGGCTTGACTGCTTGTCAAACAGAGATCCAGTACTAGAGAATTGTGCAGGCATTTTAATCCGCCTCCTTGGCGGTTAGTTGGTTAGTTATGCTTTGGATTCCCCACCAGCGGAGGTTTCCATAGCCAGTCGAGAGAGAGAGTCTGTATTCCAGGCTCGAACATTCGTATCAATATCGCCGCGTTCCATGCCCTTCTTAAACTCAGGCACAGCAACCGGTGGTTTTGAAGCAAGTGTGTCCATTTCCGTAACTGTTTCCGGTGTCCGACCAATTTGGTCAAAGTCACCGATGACTGTCGAATAAGACTTTGCTACATCTTCGGCAGCCCGTGCTGCTTCTTCCTGAATCCAGTCTTCGCTAAAGTTGCCACCAGACTTGTCTCGGCGTTCGTAGAGCCGATCCATGGTTGCCTTGCGAATCTGATCCTGAATGGCCTGGTAGGCACCCGTGGCGTGTTCACGACCACGTGTCTTATCCAGGCCCGTCAACATCTTCCCAATGTCTGAATTACTGTCAATAGCCTCAGTGACTCCTTTTTGCATTTCTTGTTGCATTAAACGGAGGCGCATTTGGCGGGTTTCGCGTGAAAGCTGGTCGTATCGTGGGTCGTTTTTCATGGGTGGTTCTTCCTGTTCGCTGTCATCCACATCTGCCTCATTGTCGTCTTCCTCTGTAGACGCATTTGAGTTCTTGCTCCATTCACTAATGTATTCCTTGATCTCTTCTGGGTCGTACCCAGCTCCAGAAAGCATGCGTGATGCCGCCTCTGCCAACTGGTGGGGCTCACCGTCTCGTCGCATGAACTTAGTAGTCGACTCTTGGAAGTCGCGAAGGTTGGACACCTCATCAACAAGGTCTCCGGCCTTGCGAAGACTATCTACCAATTGAGATAGCGAGAATGTTTCGCCGTCAATCTCTACCATCGCAGACATATCGCGGATCACTTTCACACTATCTGATCCGCTTGATTTCTCATCGTCCATTTACTGGCATCCCTTGCTGTTGTGCCTGCTGTTGTTGTCCAGGCTGACCAGCCACGTTGGCCATGTCATCTGGATTTGGGACCATTGCTGGCAGTGTCTGTCCCATGAATCCAATCAAAGTCTCTCTATATGCCTTAAACGCATCCTGCACCTGCGGGCTTGAAACAGACATGATTGGGTTAGACATAAATGCGCTAAGCATCTTCAATTGAATGTCGGGTCTTGCTGTATGTGGCGTAAGAATGATTTGCTGTGTAGTGCTTCCGTCGCCAAAGAGCAAGAGAATATTACGAACAACGCTCTCATATGCACTCTTTTCCTCTTCCATCCACATAGCAAAGTCAAGACCCTCCTTCATAGCAAACAACTTGAGGCCATCTGCATCAGTTAGACCGGCTTGCAACAAGCTCATTGCCTCTTGCTTGCGGACTACTTCGCTCTTTGGAGCGGTATCTTTGACCGTAAAGGCAATCTGGCTAAAGTTTGGCAGCGGGTTGTTCTTAAAGGAAACAGTCCCGTTGTCAGGATCAATCATTGCACCAGCCAACTCAGTAGTTAGCTTGTTTACCGGCAACGCACGCTGGCTTACCAGCATTTGACCAGCTGCTTTAGCCACAACGGCACGGTACATAGTGCCAAATGCCACCTGTACACCACTGGTGGGGTTGGTCATCGCCTTACTGATCTGTTCGTCAAGGAACTGTAGACCGCTTGCACTATCTACTCGACCCTTCTCGGCAATCAAATCCTGCACCGGCGACAGGCCATCAACAATAGTCTTGGCAAACTGAGCGACTTTGCCGGGAACATCGCCAGCATTGAACGGCTGGATGACCAATGGCTTGAAGTCATCGCCCATCAAGGCATCTTTGCTATACGACAAGTAGCGAAGACCTTGACCAACCTCACGCATAGTCGCTCGTTCGTTGATGGTGCCCTGGGGAATCAGCATCACACCGTATCGGTCCATGGTGCGGATGTTGTTGAACAAACTCTTGAGGAGTCGCTCCATCTCGCGAACGATGCCAAACATCAGGTCAAACAAGCCAGCGCCGTGGAAAGTGCCGTTGTCCATAAAGCGAGCAAAGCCAATTGGGCAATACGCTTCAACGCGACTTAGGTCTTGATCGTCAATAATGACATCACCACTTGACACAATGTAGCGGCTGACCGTACCGCGTTCGCCGTGGATCCAAGTCTCTCGGATCTTGGCAACTTGTTGGGTGTCTGAATCTTCAACATTGCCACGAACCCCACCTTGAGCCATGGTGGAAACAAAGTAACCAGTACCGTTCCACGGTGCATCCTGTGACTCTTCCATCTGATGGCCGTATTGCCAGCGCCATACGTTCATCTCTTCGATGTTGCTTTCAATCTTGCCAGTTCCGTACTTGTCCTTGAGGAAATTAAGAGGAACAAGGCGCTGGCGAATCATGCCACGAACCTTTGTGTGATCGTGTCCCAATGATGGGAACGGCATCAATTCTTTCGGGTGGATGACTTCAAGATCGGCAGTAAGACCAACAGTAGGAGAATCAACCATATGACCCGTAATGCCGCAGGAACCCAACAGAGCATAGAGGTAGTTGAAATCTCGCTGAACTTGAGAAAGCTGTTGATCACTAACGACTGCATCTGCAATTAACTGCGCTACTGAGCGCTCCCGAAGACCTGCAAGTGAAAAGCCCTGACGCAATGCGCGTGGGCGAAGATCCATTGTGTTTAGGCGGGCAGTTGTCTTATCTACAATTGCAAGCAACTCGGTAGATTGAAACTCCATGTTGCCTTCCTCATCAAGATAATGAGGAGTGATGCGACCCGTTCGCGGATCAAAGACATCAAAGCGGCGAAAGCCATTGAGGTAGTACCACGCCAACAACCATAGGGTGCGGCGGTAAGTGAGCTTGAGCATCTCACGGGATACGTGAGCGTCAATAATCTTGCCAAGTGTTCTTGGATCTTTAGGAAGGTTTACTCCATCACTTGCCATCGGGTTTCGCCTTCCTCATAACTTTGGTCCAACCAGGAGGCATGTCTTCTAAGAGATCAACGCTTCCCATGTTCTTGTTGATGAAAGCCAAATCGGTTTCTTCAGCCTGGGGAGCAACAGGAGCCGGCGGCTCGTTGTGCCCCCTCCCTGCATAATACGACTCAACCAGCAAATTGAAATAGGAAAGCGGGATAGTTACCGTTAACTGCCCCGGATTTGGGCGTGGGGCTTCGTAATGCATTTGGTCAGACACGGGATCCTCCGATTTGTGGAACTGGTTCCTTCATCATACCGAGTGCATCTTGAACCGAAATGCCGTTTAGGTTCATCAGCTCGGCAATGTGGATCCCGTATTTCTTATCAATGACGTTCCCATTGGCAATTTCTTCCATCGGATTTTCAACAACCAAGGTGTCATCTTCGCCATCAACCTTAATAGCCGACCTCTCCATACGACCACGAACGACAAACATGCTCATGGCTATGGTGTCGATGAAGTCATCGTGGGCCAGACCACCACTTTCAGCATCCGGATTGAACTGCTCAAACTGCTCAAAGACAGAACGCCACGGCTGAGACCCCCGTCGCCACGTTGGCAACTTGATTAACCCGTGTTCAAACCGGTAGTTGAGTGCGCTGATCTTGCTGGTCTTGTCCATGACTCCCGGATTCAACTTGATGATCCTCGGTGGGGTCATGCCCGTAATCTGGTCGGCGCGCTGCTTTACCATGGACTCCATGGCCGCATACAGACTGAACGACTGCCGTACGACCTCGACATGAACAGCCGGTACGCGCCACTTGGTGATCATCTTGAAGGCGTGTTCGATGAGGATTGGCTCCCGAACCTGACCTCCCCAAGTGTCTAGGACAAAGAGAACTGCGTCTACAGGGTCGTAACCCATGACCGTGCAGACCTTAAAGTCACTATCACTGGTTGCCGTGTAGCTGGTGTCGACTGTGGCAAACAGTTTGATGCGATGAGTAAGGAAGTCGGGCAGTGGCAACTTCTCAATGACGTCTCCTTTGCCCCGCCAGCAGATAGTGGCAGTTGAGGAATAGGGATCGAGGTCGCTGTTGAGGTCGGGGCTTTCTAGCCACCACCCGTGTTTCTCTTGGGTGATCTCCCCAAAGTACACGTCTTCTGACTCACCCGGCTGAGCTAGATACTCAGCCATGTAGTTGTGAGTACCGATCATTTCCTTGATTTCTTGGAGACTAACACGACCTTCGTTGGCATCATCAGCGTCACGGGCTTTGCGGTCAAGCGGCCACATAGACGGCCAAGTGCTCTTCTGCACACCATTGTCGTCGTACTCGGCACGCAGGATCAGACGAGCCCACTGGTCAAAGCGGGGGTCCTTGGCAATCTTGCTACCGTCAGCCAACAGCTCGGTCATCATGGCGTGCCACGCGTAGTGACGGCGACTCACAAACGTAGCCAACCACCGCACGCTTGTGTCCTTACGGGTGATCATGGGCATGACCACCTTGAACAACAACCGCTCCATGTAGGAACGGAGGATGGTCATGCTGGTCGATGCCTTTGGGTCATACTCCGGGTCATCCAACGCGTACACGCGGGGGCGACCACCACGCTGACGGCTCTCAGCACTCATGGCGCGGAACCAACTGCCGTTGTTGAGGTACATCATCTCCACACCAAAGGATGCCTCGCCGCGCCGCGGAGTAATGCGACCGTCTGGGAACTCAGGAGCCATGTCATCAAAGATTCGTTTGTTGCCAATGAACTGGCTCTTGATGATTTGACCAGTCTGCTCTGCATTATCCACCGAACTGGTTGCATAAATGAATGAATATGCAGGGCGCGTAAGCATTTGCAACAGCGCAGTCTTGCGGAAACAGTTGCTCTTGGCAAATCCACGGGGTGCAATTGCAATTGAGCGGGGTGACATAGCCCACATTCGATAGATTGCAAAGTGTCCTGCCGGCGGTTCTACCGGATCATCGTCGTAAAAGTATGGGTTGAACTCCTCATCCCAATCCGGATAGAGGTACCACTGGTCAAAGAAGTTGACGCTGCCAGCAAACCGCGTTGCCTTTAACCGCAGATCACTGGTGGGTAACAACCACTGCGAACACGCGTTTACGCGAGCAAGCCGCTGACCTTCAGGCGTAAGCGTGAGATAGTCGTGTGGCAATGGCCACATAGTGTTGCCGTCTTCAGGCAGCGGGATGGCAACTGGAATCAAAGGTTAACCATGCGCCGTTGCATGCCCTTGACGGCAATCAACTCGGTTGTCGCTACACGAAGAATGCTTGCAGCAAGAACTACATGGTCTGAAACCATTGGGCTGGTTGCATGGAGTTCGATAGCCATGTCCACAAACCGCTGGTGGAAGTTGTGGTTGTTGGTTTTGATGCGATCCAAGATGGCGGTACCAAGTTCGGATACTTCGCCCCACCAGGTTCCCGGGTCAACAATGCCCAAGGAAAATAGGATAGGAGCACCGGCGCGTGCGGCTTGCATGTTGTCCATTGAGGTGATGTGCAAGAACGCGTCGTGGATGCTAGGTGGTAGATCCCCGAGATGGCAAGTAGATGGCGGCAATGGTTCCAGTGGAGTCTTGGCTGATTGCGTTTGGACTTCTTTGGATGCTTGATACAAGTTTCGTTGCGGATTGTGTAATTGTTTTTCCATTGCCATCTGCTTCTACCACCGTTGCGGTGGCTGTTGTAATCATGCCGTTGAGTTCGGCGACCTCTCGAACAATCTCTCTTATACGCTTCATTGCATCAATAGATGTCTTGCCACTACTGTTTCTAGCAAGGTCTACTAGACGCTCCATCTCTTCAGACACATCCCAACCAGTGGCTCGGATAGCAGTCCCCACCTTAGATGGGTTGAAGAACGACATGATCTGATCATCATGTGAACTATCTACAGTAGCTAAACTTCTTGGTGTCATTAACGTGGTAGTCCTGCTATCAACCGTGACAAACCATATTCCTCTTTAACTGAATGTACCGGAACACTGCCCGATTGGCGAACGACACTAATGTCGCTTTCGCGTTGTTGTCTAGCAGTTTTATCTTTCTTTCTTTTCTTCTTATTGTTTTCAACGCGTCGTGTAACTTCTGTTACCGCTCGACCAGGTGATTGTGGCTTATCACGAAGCATTCCGCCGGTGTACATGACCTGTGGCTTAGGCGCTCCGGGCTGCGGTACAAACATGGCTGGAATTGGAGGCGTGCTCTGTGCTGCTGGTCGGCCTTCTTCAGACTTTCGTTCAATGCGCCGACGGTACGGTGCATTTGGTGGGTTCTGAACCTTGGCGCTAACAAGGCGTGCAATTGCATCAACAGCAGCCGGTGTTCCCTTTGAATCCTTGGTTTTCTTGTACACCCTGTACATGTGCGGATCTGTTTGACGCTCAAGCATCTTGATCCGGTTGTTAATTTCGCGGAGTAACTCCTTTGGCATGACGTTGTATGAGAACTCTGGTAGTTCGCCGTACAAATTAGCCCCACCAGGGAGCAGCTTGCCTTCAGAATCTTCGCGGCCAGCCTCAAGCAACTTACCGGTTACGGTTTTGCTTCTACGAACTGGCTTGGCCTTGCCAGATTTAATTTGAGCTTCTAAGTTCTTCTTGTCTTCGTATGCCATATCAAGAAGTCGTGATGAATTTAGCTCGCTATCCCTGCTGCTACCAATTGTTTTTTGCTTTGCTAACTTCTTTGTTTCAAGCTTGTACGCCTTAGTGAACTCCTTGATGTCTTTTTCGGCCATCCGACCTTGTTCTTTTCTGACATCTAGTGGAGATATGTGACCCATCCGAATGTGTTCGCGGCGGGTCGCCAACTTGCCATTAAGGTTTACTACTTCCTTCATGTAACGCTCGTTGACTTCTGACAACAATTCTTTGATGTCAGTGTTACCAGATGGTTTAACCGGCGCTTCTTTTGGCCTGTATCGCTTGCCGCGATCAGCAGCTACAGGAAGTTCGCTTAGGTCTTTGATTGTTTGACCAGGAGTTTTCTTAAACTCATTCTTTGCTTCAAGCCCAATCGGAACCGGAACACCTGGTTCACCACGCTTCATTGCTTGCGTTGATGGGTTTGGAACCGAAGTCGGTCTTAGTTCACCAATGATTGCTTCCATTGAAGAACCACTACCAACACGTCGCTTCTCTTGTTCTTCAGGCGAACGCCTTGGTCTTGTCAGTTCTGCTTCGCCAGCCATCAAGGCTTGCATAACGCGCAATGCTTCTTTTGGATCTTGAAGAATCTTACGAGCATCAGTTCTGTTAATTCCAAAGTCTGTCAACCGATCCATGTCGGCGACAATAGATCGCTGCTGTTGAGCAAACTTTCCACGTTCGTGCGGCTGAACTTTGACTTGCCGACCACCACGGTGACCCTCTGCAATCTTCTTAAGAAGCCCCACCATGCGAAGGCGATCAGCTGGCGAACGGATGCCACTGATTTCGTCTAGTGCTGGCTCAGCCTTAAGCCTGTCCATTGGGTCGCGTTCTTTAGGACTTTCTTCTGGCTCTACAGCGCGAGGATCAAACCCGCCACTCTCAAAGGTTCCGCCTTGTGCGCGCTTTGATTGCTGTGATGGCCCAGAACTTTTTACCTGTGCTTCAACAAAGATTCCCTTGGATGCAGCACGAAGAATGTCACCGCGCTCCATTGAATGAATAGAAGAAGTTGGATCTAGTTCAAACTTCTCTAGTCTCTTTTGAATTGCTTTTTTGTCAGCAGCATTAAAACGTCTTAAATACTTTGCAAGCATTGCTTCATCAGCAGCAATGATTTCGTATGCGTCTTTAAGGATTTGAGATGGCTCTCTTGCAAGCGCGCCCGGCTGGTCAATCTTGCCTTCAAATGATTCGCGATCACCATCTTCTTTCTTAGAACCACCAAACCTTGACTTGCGACCGCCTTCTTCACGCGACTCTTGGTTGGTTTGTGAGCCGTGCTTTGTTGGGTCGAATGAAGAATGCTTCTTTTGAAGTATGGATTTAGCAGCAGATGCAGCTTCAAAGTCTCGAAGGTGGGTCTCGTATAAACCTCTATCTCCTTCAGCTTCGGCAATTGCCATTTGCTTTTGAGATTCTTTTATAGTCGCATCTAGACCAAGATTTGCAATTCGATTTGGGCGTTCAGCCCTTGCCTTTGCGGCGGCACCAAGGATTTCGTTCTGCTTTTCTGTAATAGCAGTAAGACCCTTGCGCGCCTTGGTTGGTTCAAACTTAGGGGCTACGTTCCCGCCTTCTGGTGCAGAGGTACCTTGTTCTGCAACGCCTAGTTTTGTTCTTGCGGTTTCTGGAAAACGCGATAAAAGGAATCGAGTTGCAAGGTTGCGTTCATCTTCTGGGTAACTATCAATCTCGCGCTTTGCCAATCGGTATGCGCGCTCGCGGATGTCTGTATTGTCTGGTACAAAACTTGGGTTCTTATGTTGTGCTCCACCTGGTGCCCGTTCTGTAGCAATGATTTCTTGTTTAGCTTGTTTTTCTAACTGCCTGTAGGTGGCTGGTAAAGACCACTTAGCAACAGCAGAACGTCCCAAGCGACTAGCTCTAGTTTCTTCTAGTCCAGTTGCTCCTACTGGGCGGACAACAGCTCCAGCACTAATGCCGGTTGCAGATGCTGTTTGTCTTGCTACTGAGTCTTCTTTAGCAGCAGGAGCACCAGGTCGCTGGGCAACTAATCTACCAAGCTCCTCAATAACTTTAGTACCAGCAGCTGCTTTACCCGCAACTGGTTTCTGTTTCTTCGCTGTCAGACTGAGCTTGGCCATTGTCGGGATCCTCTGGTAGTCGTGCTGTTGGTACTCGCATATCGTACTCCTCTGCAATCACAGTTGGAAGAGTGGAGTACGAGAGTTCTGCTAAACGGGTAGTCAGGTCAAGCATTGCTCGCTTAACTTGAGCAGGGGTGCCTATCTTGGCAAGGCGCTTGCCGGCACAGAGTTCGCCTACTAGCCAGCGCCAATGTTGACGGATCTCCTCTGGTGGGATAGACACGCGAGCGTGTGGGTAATTGGTTCGGTTGCCGTTTTTGTTCTTGGCACCCGGCATAAGGAAGTCACGCCCACCAGCCCGAGTGATGGCTTTCATGCAGATCTGGAAAGTCATCGGGTCGACGTAGGCTTTACCACCATCTGTGAAGATAAGGGGGCACCCGATGGCGCGGCACAAACCACGAAACCCGCGGCGCGAACGAATGAAACCTTTGAGTTCATCAAGGTAATAGTCCTCATCAAGCAGACGAAGGCCGCCTCCAAATGAAACATAGGATGGGCTTACCCGTTTCAAGTGAATCGCATACCAGGGTTATTGCCAAACGTTTGGCTGGTCGAATCAAGTGTTCCACCTAATTGAAAACTTGGCTTCTTGCCTCGAGCAGCTGCTCGACCCTTAACGAAGTCTTCTGGGTCTATACCGTTTAAGTTGAGTGGGCGCTTGGATGGATCAAGAGCCATAGATGTTGCAAGTGATGCATCATCTAGTTCTTGGTTTTTAACAATGCCATCAGCAAGTCGAGACATACGAACACCACCAACAGTTGTAGTTGGCGTTACTGGCGCTCCTGTTCCCGGCATCTTTGCCATTAAAACTCCCGGGGCTGGCATGCGTTTCATTAGATCTCTTGGCACAAATGTTTTGCTTGGCTTGCTATCTGGGTTTGCAAGCGAAGAGGGTGGGCCAAAGACACCAGGCGTTACACCAGCCTTTGCTACCTTTGGTTTCTTGCGAGCGCCATCGCCTGCGGATTGGCGGCGTGCATTAACTCCCGCGTTTCCTTTGAAGGACATTGAGTTAATCGCTGGTGGGATAAACGCGCCCATACCGGCTTGGCGAATACCAATGTTTGGATCTTGACTGAAGAATGCCATGTTGTTCCTTTATCGAATTCCGCCACCCATATTTGATAGTAAGCCAATAAGTTGACTAATACCAAACGCAGATTGTTCTGCTTTTTTCTTTCTTGCTATTTCAGCGCGATTCTGTCCTTCATCGATTTGTGCGTCCACAATTTTGCGGATGTTTTCGGCTGGTGTTGGCGGACCCATTGCGTCACCAAGTTCAATATCGCGGTTGCGGTAGTTGTGTTCTGATCGCAACATGTCTCCATAGGCCCCCTCCATTGGATCGTTTGCAACTTCACTTGGGTCAACAAGGATTGATGCAAGACCGCCACCAGCTTTGCCTAGTAATTTTGATCCTGATGCGATTCCAAAGTCAGCTGCATTAGTTGCTGCATATTGAGCTTTGCCAGCAAGACTTGTTAGTTTGCCAGCCATTGGACTTACTTCTCCAATCAAATCAGAAGCCAAATGCTTCCCCGCCATCTTTCCAAAAGTTTTTACTGGACTTCTTTCGTTTGGTTCTTGTCTGTATGGGCTTCGCATGGATTTATGGTACAATCAAAAATGAGGTTTCAAGACCTAAAGAAAGGATAACATGGATTGGAGACAAGACCCGCTCAATTCAATTGAGCCGACGAAGGTTGCACGTCGAGTGATGCAAGAGAGGTTCCGGGATTCAGGTGTCTATCGTTGGAGGAACGATTGGTGGGTCTGGAAAGATCACCGATGGGCTGTCCTTGACGATGAGCGGTTGAAGGATCTTGTTTGGGTGTGTCTTGAGGACGCTGTTTGGGAGAAGCCCACCAGAAACGGGATAGCACTGGAAAGATTTGGTCCAGATAGGCAGAAGATTGATGGTGTGGCACGGGCACTTGAGGCGTTGGTGCGGATTGACGCGGAGATTGTGCCTTGTTGGATCGGTACACCCATTGGAGACTTCCCGCCGGGGACGACTATTGCGTTTCAGGACGTTTTGTTTAACCCGCAGAACGGAAAGACCATGGGTAGGCCGAAGAACTGGTTTGATCCGGCGGTATTGCCGGTCGATTTTGATGAGGGGGCCAAATGTCCGCGGTGGGAACAGGCGGTATCGGAGTGGGGTGACGGGGATCCGGCTTGGGCTGAGCTTTTGGCGAGGTGGATGGGGTATTGCTTGATGGGAACCCGTAGATATGCGCGCTGGATGCTGATGTACGGCAAGATTCGTGGGGGTAAGGGCACCATTACGACGGTTATGAGGAAGTTGATTGGTAGGGCGGCGTTTATGAGCAGTAGTTTGGAAGATTTAGCGAATGAATTTGGCATGGATGGGCTGGAGAGGAGCAAAGTGCTTGCAATTAACGAGGTAAACGAGATGGACTCCAAGGGAGGAGAGCGAGTTTGCCGAGTTTTGAAGAATATTGTGGGTCAAGATCCGATGACTATCAATGCAAAGCACCAAAGACAGCAGCGGAACGTGGTAATTAACGCCGCACCGATGGTTCAGAGCAATGAAATACCGGTTTTGCCCAATAAAGGCAGGGGTCTAAGTGGAAAAATGTTGGTTTTGCCCTTTGATGTGAGCTTTGAGGGGAGAGAAGACCTGTCTTTGGAGGATAAGTTGGAGGAAGAGTTGCAGGGAATCGCTATGTGGGCGGTAAGGGGAGCGCAACGGTTGTTGGCTGCACCTGTTTCTGATAGATGGCCGGCTCCAGCTGCGAGTGCGGATGCTGTTCGGCTGTATCATTTGCAGAACAACCCGTTTGATTCGTTCCTGAGTGCCCGGTTTATAGCGCGCAAGGATGGATTTGTGGCAAATGAAGTGATTCGGGCACAGTGGGATGATTGGGTGGAATCAAACAGGATTCGCATACATGTCCCGAATAACATGTTGTTTGTCAGGATCTGTCAGGAATCAAGTTGGGGATTGAGACAGACCCGGCTTCCTGAAAGTCAGGGTCACGACCGCGGGATCCACGGGGTCAGTTTGCGGAAAGAACACGCGGACGAACATTAGCCTCCAATCTGCCCCTCTGGTGCCCATAAAGCCCAGGGGGGTTTTAGTAGGCGGGCCAGTACCTAGAGTACCGTATCTTTTCTTCCTAATGTATAGAAGAATATATAGAAGAAAGAGAGAACAGCCCGGAATACCCGGTTAGTAGTTATGGGATTTTGAGAAGGATTCCCTCTTTCCCCTGCTTCTACGAATCAACCCTGGGGGGCTTGGGAGGTCTGTCGACTTGATTCGTCTACGCAACGGGGCTAGGTGCAATGTTATCGCACCTACAAGAAATCATCTCGCTGTGCTCGGGAGATTCTCACTACGTCTATGTAGTGAGCATCTCCCCCGCTCACACGTGCAACTAGGTGGATTGGCTACGTCCACCTACTGATTGCAAGTACGACGATTAGCGCGTGCTAGCGAGTACCTGCAACTAGTTGAGTAGTCACGCTCTACGGAGCAGAAAGGATCTTCCATGAAGATCAGCCTCAAGACCGCGTCCGCCACCTCCGCCACCAAGGTCGAGGTCAAGGAGCGCAAGTACGTCGCCTTGTCTACTCCGGTTGCCGTCACGGTGATCGGTTTGAGCGAGGAGAAGTCCGTCAAGTTGGGCAACATCTACTACCTCATTGAAGTTGAGGATGCAGATGGTGGCACCCACGACGGGATGCTCGTCAACCTCACCAAGCGCAAGGACATTGCGATCGGTGACAAGATGGACGTTGTGTGCACCCTGACCCAGATCAAGGGCAAGTGGTCGCGCAAGGTCATCGTCTGAGTAACTAGCGCGTGAGCGCGGGTGTCCACTCTCCACACGGGGAGTGGCATCCCGTTCCCACTCGTTGTGAGAACAACCATCACTAACAGAAAGGTCACGACATGGATAGAACTGCACGCCGCCGCGAGATCAACCTCCGCATCATTGCTGACGCAACCTACTGCGCCAAGCAAACAATGCGCTTGTCGTTGGAACTACTGCTATCGCGAGAGTTGCAACTTGGCACGATTACCCGCAAGGACTACGACACACTTCATTCGTACATCTGGAAGGCAACCGATGCGCTCGACGCAATGAAGCGATACGCAACAGTCAACGCCAACAAACTTGAGATTGATCAACGCC